TTAGATTGCCTCTGAAACTCGCAGGTCAGGGGCGGTGGTGATTACTTGGAACTTGGGGCGGTCGGGCTGCTGGTACGAATCTGGTACGAATCGTTCCTCGGTTTGTACCGGGGCTTGTTCCGGTGCTCTCGTGCGGCGTGACGGGCGGACGTGGCGAACCTTGTAGGGGCGGCCCTTCGGGGCGTCCTCGGCGTGCTTCGCCATGAACTCCTCCTCGGCGCCGATGCTCTGGAAAGCGTCCTCCATGACGTCGGCGGCCTCGCGCTTCTGGTCCATGTTCACATGGGTGTAGATGTCCATGGTGATGGTGGCGCTGGCGTGGCCGGCGAGCTCCTGCATCACCTTGGGGTGCACGCCCTGCTGGGCGAGCATCGAGAGATAGGAGTGGCGCAGCTCGTGGAGACACCAGCCGTCCAGGCCGAGGAGCTTGCGGTCGCGCTCCCACCATTTGCCGAAGGTGTCGGGATGCGCGCGCTGGGCGTAGAAGTCGAGGACGACGGGCGTGTCCTCGGTCTGCTCGCTCCAACCCTTCTTGAGCCCTCGGTGAAGGTAGTTGCGCGTGAGAAAGTACTCCTGCTGGGCTTTCTTGCGGCGCAGCAGCGCATCGCAGACGAACTCGGGCAAGGGGAGGTTCCTCATGCCGGCGTGGGTCTTCGCCTCCTTGAGGTTGCGGAACGCGTCGAAGTTGTGGTTGACGGTCAGCACCTTGTTGTCGAAGTCGATGTCTCGCCACGACAGGGCGCAGATCTCGCCGCGGCGGAGTCCCATCGTGATGGCTAAGAAGTAGCCGATGTCGCACGAGGTCTCGACCTCGAGCTGGTCGACGAGCTGCCGCATGCGGGCCGGCGTGAGGGCCCGCTTCTCCTTGGTGTCGACCTTTGGCGTCGCCACCTTGTCGATGGGGTTGCACATGATGACCTCGCGCTCAACGAGGTCGCGGAACATGAGGTCGAGGGTCTTGTTGATCTGGTTCAGGTAGGCGCCGCTCGACGGCTTCCCCGAGAGCGTGTCGCCCTGGCGCATCGCCGCGTACATGCCCTCGATCATCTCGGGCGTGATGAGGGCGACGTCGGCCTTGCCGATGTGGCGGGAGACGGCCTTGAAGCAGCGGCGGTAGCGCAGCTGCGTGTTCTGCGAGAACTCGCCGGACAGGTCGCGGCGCTCCATGAAGTCCGCCGCGCACTCCTCGAAGGTGGTGCCGGTGCGCTTCCAGACGCGGTCGCCCTCGATCTCCTCGATGAAGTCGCGCAGGGCCTTCTTGGCCTGGGTGTAGGTCATGTCATTGACGCGGCGCGTGCGGGTCCTGTACTTGCCCGTGCGCGGGTCGAGGCCCACGGGGACCCGCAGCTGCCACTTGCGGCACTTGGACTTGGGCTTGTCCTTCTCGAGCTGGACGATGGTGCCCTCTCCGATGACCTTGGCCATGTTTAGCACCTCCTCTCGAGGAGGCGGGCAGCGGTTTGATGGCTGATGGGCATTGCCGCGCGGTATGCGCAGATGGCGGCGCCTGTGGCCGCATGGTCGGTCGATGGCATATAATGTCACCGGTCCTTTCCTTGTTAGCGCTTGGTTGGGACTGTCTTTGGGCTCGTGGGAGGTACCAGCTCCTGCGGGCCCGTATTGTTTGTGCGATGCCTCCTTCCTGTTAGCCGCGGTTGTTGCCGAACGAGCCTCCGAGGGCGTGCGGGAAGGCGTTGCGGCGCCGGCGCATGCCGTCGTAGGCGGACGTGATGCCCTCCAGAACCTCGCGGTCTCGCTCCTCGTACTGCGCGGAGAGCATGTTGGAGAGCTTGTAGCAGGCAAGCTCGATCGACAGGGGCTCCTTGGGCTTCGTGTCGCGTATGAGGAAGCGCTCGCCCGCCACCTCGAACTCCCAGCCGTTGTCGCGGGCGTTGCGGCGCCCTACGCTCTCCGCCATGTCGAGGGCGTCGGCGATCTCACGGTCGCGCTCGTCGGCGAGGCGCGTCTCCACGAACTCGAGGAACCGCGCGCGCAGGGCGTCGGCATCGCCGAGCGACACCAGGTCGATGAAATCGGCTTCGCCCGAGCCCATGGACTCGTAGAACTGGCGGCTGTACTGCTGGACGAGCTCCTCGTAGCGGCGCTGGTCCTGCGCGCGGTCGCGCGCCTGCTCCTTGCCGTCCTTGTACTGGATGTAGTCGAGGTACTCGTCGAGCAGGCCCTTGTTCTTGTCGGACAGGGCGTCGTAGACGCGCTGCACGGGGCCGCGCATCTCGCTGGGCTTGATGGGCGTGCGGCCGACGACGGCGTCGATGGTGCAGCCGAGGAAGTCGGCGATGATCCAGGCGCGCTCGATGGGGATCTTGGCGGGCTCCTGCTCGTAGCGGGTGTAGGTGGGTGCGGGTATGTCCACCGCCTCGGCGAAGTCCTTTGCCGTGCGGTATCCCGCCTCCTTCCTGAGATTCTGCAGGCTGTTAGGCACGGCTCGGCCCTCCTCGGATGCGTGCGTCCTATGGAGGCCCGGTACGTAGAGATGCCTCCTGTAGTATCCGTTGGAATCATATTACAACATTGAGAATCACCAAGCAACCAGTTTTACAATCATTGGGCGAGTTTGTATCGCAATGTGATTCTAAGCGTGGTAATGTAGCGCGTACGGACGGGGGACACAAGGGAGCCCTCGCGAGGGCGCGGCTTTGCCGCAGGAAGGGAGGGGTCATGGTCAGGAGCTTCCACGAGCTGCCGCTGCTGATGACGCCGAAGCAGCTCGCCGACGCGACCGGAGAGCACGTGAACTCTATACGGCGGAGCATCGCCGCCGGGAGGATTCCGGCGGACAAGGTCGACGGGAGGATCTACATCTGCAGGGACCTGGTGTTCCCGAACACGGCGAAGGGGATGGTGGGGCATGGCGACGACGCGCGCGCCCGCTGAGCGGGAACGGCCGGAGGCCGGCGCGGGTGCGCTTGCAGGCGCGCCCGGATGCGGCGGACCGGTCGGATACGGCCCCGAAGGGGCGGCGAGCGCGGTTGCAGCCACGCCCGCCGCGATGAAGATTCCTGGCGGGATTCTTCGGGGAGACAGTGTAGCGCATACGGCGACGGGCGGTGCTTCTCCATGGCATCGCTAGAAAACGTACCCGCTGAGCTGCGGGCGGAGGCGCGCTGGGTCTGCTGGCGGCGCGAAGAGCGCGGCGGGAAGGCGACGAAGCTCCCGGTGTGCGCGGCGAACGGGCGCATGGCCAAGAGCACGGACCCCGCAACCTGGGCGACCTTCGAGGACGCCGTGGCGGCCGTCGGCCGCTGGCGCTGCGACGGCGTGGGGTTCGTGTTCGGGCCCGACCGCGCCTTCACGGGGCTCGACCTCGACCACGTGATCGTCGATGGAGTGCTGGACGCTGAGTACCGCTGGGTGGTCGAGGAGGCGGGCACCTACACCGAGGTGTCCCCCTCGGGCGACGGCCTGCACCTGATCTTCCGGGGCGCGAAGCCCGACTGGGCGACGCGAAGCCGCAGGAGCCAGCCCGGCGGGCGCGTGGTGGAGATGTACGACCACGACCGTTACTTCACCGTTACCGGGGCGGTCTTCGAGGGGCACGATGCCATCTCGGAGAATCCCGCCGTTGTCGAACGGGCGTACCGGACGTGGATCGAGCCGGAGGCCGCGGCGCAGCCGGCGCTGTCGGCGGCGGGCACGAGCTCGTCCGACGGCATGGACGACGACGCGCTGCTGGAGCGCATGTGCGCCTCCCGCAGCGGGGACGCCATCCGCGCTCTCATGGCGGGCGACTGCTCCGCACAGGGAGGCGACCGGTCGGCGGCGGACATGGCGCTGTGCAGCCACCTCGCCTTCTGGTGCGCGGGAGACGCCGACCGCATGGACCGGATCTTCAGGAGGAGCGGCCTCATGCGGGACAAGTGGGACAGCAGGCGCGGAGGCTCGACCTATGGGGCGCAGACCATCGAGCGCGCGATCGCGGGGTGCAAGGAGTTCTACCAGCCGAGGGAGCGGAAGGGCGGCGCCTTCCGTCCCTCTCGCTCAAAAGATAAGAACGGATGTTCGACCGGCAGCGCGGGCGGGACGCACAGGGGTCTTGACGAGACGGCCCCCGAGGCTGGGCCGCCCGACCTCGCGAGCGCGCCCTCCGTGGAGGGCTGGGCGGTCGACGGGCGCGGGCGGCTCTGGGCGTGCGACCGCGCCGGCGAGCCGCTGCGCACGGTGACCTCGACGGCCCCGTGGGTGGCGGCCGACCTGGTGGACGTGGACACCGGTGACGTGCGCGCCCTCGTTCGCGTGACGGTGCCGGGAGGCGTCCGCGAGCGCGCGCTCGACCGCGACGTGCTGATGAACCAGAGCAAGGTGATCGGGGCGCTGGCGCCGATGGGCGCGAACGTGTCCTCGTCCAACGCCAAGGAGATCGTGCGCTACCTGACCGACGTGGAGCGGCGCTACGGCTGGGCGCGCCCGCGCGAGCGCAGCGTGGTGCACCTCGGCTGGGCGGACGGGCCGCTCTCCGCCTTCATGCCCTACGACGTCGGGGCGGGCGGGGTGCGCTTCGACCCCTCCCCGGACGAGGCGGTGAAGGCGCGGCCGTTCATGGAGCCGGCGGGCACGCTCGCGGCGTGGGTGGAGGGCGTGGCGCCTGCGCGGGCGGCGTCGATGGCGTTTCGCTGCGTGCTCGCGGCGAGCTTCGCCTCGCCCCTGGTGGCGCTCCTCGGCGTGCAGACGTTCATCGTGTACCTGTGGGGGCGCTCGAGGAGCGGCAAGACGCCGACGCTCAAGGCGGCGGGCAGCGTGTGGGGCGACCCGACCGAGGGCGCGGACTCGTACTTCAGGACGTTCGCCGACACGCCGAAGAGCATCGTGCGGGCGGCGGCGCTCCTGCACGACATACCGGTGATTGTCGACGAGCTGCAGAGCAAGGGCGCGCCGGGCGGCCAGGCGGGCAAGCGCCAGGTGGTCGAGGACCTGCTGTACTCGCTCTCGCTCGGGCACGAGCGGGGCGCGCTCAACTCCGACCGCTCGATGATGCGGGCGGGGTCGTGGCGCTGCCTCACCATCGCCACCGGCGAGATCCCCATCGTGGGGTCGTCGACGCAGCAGGGCGCGGCGAACCGCACGCTCGAGCTCTGCGCGGAGCCGTTCCCGGACGTCCGCGCCGCCCAGGCGATGCACCATCTGGTGTCTGCCCAGCACGGCACGGCCGGGCGCGCCTACGTGGCGGCGCTCCGTCGGAACGGGCCCGAGTTCTACGCCGGGCAGTACGCGGCGCTGCGCGACGCGGTGTGCGATGCTGCCGGCGGCCACCCGCAGGCGGACAACGTGGCGCTCTTGGCTCTTGCCGACGCGCTCGCGCAGTTCTACGTGTTCGCGCCCGGCGGCGAGTGGTCGAGCTGCCTGGACGGCGCGATGCGGCTCGCCCGGTGGGCGCTCGTGAACGCGACCGGCGCGGACGCGGGCGACACCGACCTCAAGGCGGTGCAGTTCCTCTCGGAGTGGCTCGTGCGCAACCGGCTGCACTTCGAGGACTCGGCGGAGATGGACAGACTGGAGCGCTGGGGCGCTATCGAGCAGTACCGCGACCGGCCCGGGTTCTGCTGGTGGGTGTTCTCCAGCGTGCTGGAGCGGGCGCTCGGCGAGGCCAACTTCGACCGGCAGAAGACGCTGCGCCGCATGGCGGACGAGGGCGTGCTGGTCGGCGGCGGCGGGCGCGGGTTCACGCGGCAGCGGCGCTTCGACGGCGCGCGGGTGTACTGCGTCTGCATCGACAACGCCGCGATGGAGGCGCTGCTCGACCGGGCGGCGGGCGCGGGGCCGTCCGTCTCGATGCCTCAAGGGGGCGCGCCATGTTGAGACGGCGGTTGAGATGGGGGTGGCGGCTGGTCAGGGTGGGCATATCCCCCTCCTGTCTCAACGTCTTGACGGGAAAGAAGAGTAGGTCTGCCTCGCGCGCGTGCGGGCGCGCGCGGGCGCATGCGCGCGCGAGGGGCTCGGGTCGGATTCCGGTTGAGACGTCGAGACGGCGGGCGTCCTCGCTGGTCTCGGCGCTGCTCCCCGTCTCAACCGGCTTCCGGGGTGGTGGAGCCGGGCGGCGGCGCCACCTGAGACGGGGGCGGTCGCGGTGAGCTGGTGGACCGAGGAGCAGGACGACGTCCTGCGGGAGGTGAGCTTCCGGGGCGCAGCCTATGCCGCCGCCGAGATCGAGCGGCGGTGCGGCGTGCACCACTCCGTGCGAGCCGTGGAGATGCGGGCCTCGCGGATACACTGCTCGCTCGCGGTGCAGACGGTGTGCCCGCAGTGCGGCGCGGTGGGCGTGAAGATCAACCGGCAGACGGGCATGTGCCGCCGGTGCACCGAGGAGTACCACCTGGCGCAGGAGCGGGCGTTCAACGAGCAGCTCGAGCGGGAGCGGGCCCATGCCGAGGACGCCGCCGACATCGACGACGTGCGGCGGGAACGCGACAAGATGCGACAGCGGAACTCGCGGCTGTGCCGAAAGTACGGGCTCAAGGGAAAAAGGGAGAGGAAGAGGTAGCGGGGGCGCCTCCGGGCGCCTCTTCCCGTGCCTTTGTGACCGCTCCGGAAAATCCACCGTGAGGGAATCTATGGCTTTCACGGGGGTGATACGAAATGGCGCGCAAGCCGAAGCTGACGCAGGAGATGGTGGACGAGGCGATCAAGCTGAAGGCCGACGGGCTCTCGAACGGCGATATCATCTGCGCGCTGGGAATTCATGAATCGACTTTCTACCGGTGGATCGGCGAGCCGAAGACGAAGCTGCAGCGCGCGTTAAGCGAGGGGCTAAAAAAGGAGGAGAGCGCGTTCAAGCGGACGCTGCTCACCACGATCCGCTCGGCGGCGCTGGCGAGAAACCAGTACTGGACGGCCGCCGCGTGGCTGCTCGAGCGCAAGTACCCCGACGAGTTCGGCAAGGCGGAGCGCCAGCGCGACGACGCCAAGGCCGACGCCGCGCCCAGGATCGTGCTCGGCGTGGTGGCCCAGCCCGTGCAGGAGAAGCTGCCCGGCTTCGACGAGGCGGAGGGGCACGCCGATGGTTGACGCCTCCTCGCTCGTGATCCCCCGCTTCCACGACGTGCTGGGGGACGTCGCCGCCCACGGGCACACGCACTACTGGCTCTACGGCGGGCGCGGCTCGACCAAGTCGAGCTTCATCAGCCTGGCGATTGTGCTCGTTCTGCTCATGCGGACGGATACCAACGCGGTGGTTATCAGGCGGTTCTCCAACACGCTGCGCGACTCGGTGTTCTCCCAGATGACGTGGGCGATCGCGGCGCTGGGGCTCGACGCGTGGTTCCGCGCGCGGATCTCGCCGATGGAACTGACGTACCTGCCGACCGGGCAGCGCATCGTGTTCCGAGGGGCGGACGACCCGCTCAAGCTCAAGGGCGTGAAGTTCGCGCGGGGCTACGCGGCCGTGGTGTGGTTCGAGGAGCTGGACCAGTTCGACGGCATCGACGCGGTGCGGAGCATCCTGAACTCGCTTCGGCGCGGCGGCGACGACTTCTGGATCTTCTACTCGTACAACCCGCCGCGGACGCTGTGGTCGTGGGTGAACCGCGAGGAGCTGGAGCGCGAGCGGAGAAGCGACACGCTCGTGCGGCAGTCGTGCTACCTCGACGTCGTCGACAGCCATCCCGAGTGGCTCGGCGCCCCCTTCGTCGAGGAGGCGGAGTACCTGCGCTCGGTGGACGAGCGGGCGTGGAGAAGCGAGTACCTGGGCGAGGTGACCGGGACGGGCGGATCCGTCTTCAACAACATCGTGAGCGTGCGGCTGAGCAATGCGCGCGTGCGCGGGTTCTCGCGTACGCGCTGCGGCGTGGACTGGGGCTGGTTCCCGGACCCGTGGCGCTTCGTGCGCATGGGCTGGGAGCCCGGGGAGCGGCGGCTCACGATCTTCGGCGAGCTCTCGGCGAACCGCAAGACGCCTGCCGAGACGGCGGCACTGGTGACCGATGCGCTCACCTACGCGGACGCTCCGGGCGAGGATGCCTACCTCCACGACGAGCTGATCTGGTGCGACGACACGCCGGACGGCAAGCAGTCGATGGCGGTGTGGCGACGCGATGCGGGACTGCGCGTGCGGCCTGCGAGGAAGTCCAACATGCGCAGGCTCTCCTACGAGTGGCTGGCGGGGCTCCGCGAGATCTGCATCGACCCGGAGCGGGCGCCGCTCGCCTACGAGGAGTTCCGCCTCAAGGAGTACGACCGAGACCGCGACGGGACGTGGCTGGATGACATTCCCGACGGCAACGACCACAGCATCGACGCGGTGAGATACGCGATGATGGACGACGTGCTGAGGGGGTAGCGGTGCGGGCGTTCTTCTCGGCATGAAACGCTTTGATACATGGGGCAACGCTTCGCGCGAAGCGCCGGGAGGTTATCAACATCTTCTCAGACGAATGTACGAAAGCGCTGTTTGACCTGCATGGATGGATGTTCTTCTCGTTCATCTCGTCCCCCTGCGGAGCAAGACCCTGATAAGGGGCTTGCGGAGCCCGCGGAAAGACCGCGGAGGGCGCAGCCCGGAGCGGGCTTGGAGCGGTGCGGAGGGTGACAGCGGAACGCTGGCACCCGGAGCTGCGGAGGCAGACCCGCCTGCGGGGCTGCCGGAGCGTGGAGCAAGACGGACCGGGCGCCGCCGTGCGGTTCGATGTGGGCGGGATCTTGCGCGGCGGCCGGGCCGGCTTGCGGAACAGGAGCGCCGACTTTGGCGGCGCGATGCGGAGCGCAGACCTTTGGGCTGCGCGGAGGAGCGAGCGACCTTGGCGCGAGCCGCCTGCTTATGCAGACCGCATTGGCAGGAGCGCCTTCGACAGCTCCTATAGCAGAAACAGGGATAGACGCATAACGGCGCTGTCGCGCGCGTGCACATGCGAAAGCGGCGGGAACGGTGCAGGCACGAGCGCGATTGACAGTAAGGGCGAAAGCGCGGGCGCGGGCATCAGCGGGAGCACGGGGAGTTTGGGACGGGCGCGTACCTTTCGGCGTAGTGGATGAGACGACGCGGGAGGTGCACTGTGCAGGGGCTGGATGACGAGTACTGGGTGCCGGAGCATGTTCGGGAGTGGCTGAGGTCGCTCGGGTTCACGCTGCCGCTGGAGGACATGGAGCCGCACATCCGGGCGTGGGACAGGTGGATGCGGGCGCTCGGGGACTTCTATGACTACCGCGACACCGACGGCGTGGGGCGGGTGTACGAGGTGCATAGGCGTTCGATCCACCCGGCGATGCGGGTGTGCCGGGAGTGGGGGTCGCTGCTGCTGAACGACCGGACGCAGGTGGCGTGCGATGCGCAGGAGTGCACGGACTGGCTCGCGGCGTGGATGGCGCGGACCGGCTTCCTCGCCTCGGCGCAGGAGTGCGTGGTGCGGGCGTTCGGCCTGGGGACGGGCGCGTGGGCGCTCTGGGTGGACGCGGGCGCGGGCGAGGTGCGCGTGAGGCGCTACGACGCGCGGATGGTGGTGCCGCTGACGTGGGACGAGGAGGGCGTGACGGAGTGCGCGTTCGTGACGCGGGCGTTCTGGCGCGGAAAGGCCGTCGATCAGGTGCAGCTGCATTTGAAGGGAGCCGACGGGGCGTTCTTTTCGCCAAGTAAAGCACTTGAGAATGATTCGCGTGCCGCCGGTTCTTCTCGCCCAAGTTCTTCTCCCCTTGAAGGCGCTGGCGAGGACGGCACGTATCGTATCGTCACGGCGTGCTTCGACCGGGACGGGAACCGCGTCGAGCCGGAGGGCGTGTGCCCGGTGTACGACACGGGGTCGGTGTGGCCGACCTTCTCGCTCGTGAAGCCTGCCGTCGACAACACGCGGGTGGACATGTCGCCCTACGGGCAGTCGGTGTTCGCGGACGCGGTGGACGCGATACAGGCGGTCGACCTGTGCTACGACGCGATGATGAGCGAGATCGACAACGGGAAGATGCGGGTGTTCCTGTCGGATGTGATGTTCGACGTCGAGCGCGACGGCAAGGGCGGGCGCGTGTCGATCCCGTTCGGCAAGGGCGACTGCACGGTGTTCAGGAAGGTGATGTCTACCGAAGACACGATACAGGAGTTCGCGCCGGCCTTGCGCACCGAGGCGCAGGCGCGGGCGTTCAGGGTCGCGCTGCAGACGCTCGGCGACCTGTGCGGCTTCGGCATCAACTACTTCGACCTCGAGAACGTGGGGTATGTGAAGACGGCCACGGAGGTGTCGGCCGACAACTCGGCGCTGATGCGCAACATCAGGAGACACGAGCATGCGCTGGAGGGCGCGATCGCAGGGATCTGCCGGGCACTGCTCGCGGTGGAGCGGCGAATCGGCGTGGGGCTGCCCGACGAGGGCGGGATCAGGGTGACGTTCGACGACAGCATCATCACGGACACGACGGCCGAGAAGCGGCAGGACATGGACGAGGTCGCGGCGGGGCTCATGGAGCCGTGGGAGTACCGAGCCAAGTGGTACGGCGAGGACGAGGTCGCCGCGAGGCGCAGAGGGGCGTCTAGCGGGTCCGCTGCGAGCCGCGGCGGTTCGGATGGCGGCAACGCAGCCCAGGACGGGGTGCCGGGGCGCGGGCGCCGCCGCGAGGAGCGGGCGACGGGCGCGCCGGCGCGGATGAGCTGATGTCCGAGGCGAGGGACGCGGCCGCTCCGGCGGGCGCGGAGGCGCAGACGAAGCGCCCGTGGGGGCGGACGGGTGCCCGAGCCGCGGCCGGATGATCGCGGCGCGGTGCGGACGGCGGCTGCGACCCGGCGCACGCGCCCCGGCTCCCCGGCTTGGGCGGCGGGTATCAGACTTCCGGTTGGGCAAGCCCCGAGGCCCCGTCAGGGGCTTCGGGGCGCTCTTGCGAGGCATGGTGTCGCTCGGGACGGAGTCCGGCTCGCTCGCGGGCGCATGGGCATCGCTGCCTGTGGGCGACACGCTCTCGGCCCCGCGGCGGCCGTGCGTCAGCGTGAGGCGCCTGCAGCCCCCTCAGTGAGAGACGCGAACGGATCCCACACCCCACAGCCACCCGCGAACGTGAAGAAAAACGTAGCAGCCCGGCCGCCGTAGCGGAGTGCGCGCCGCCGCGAGGAACCGACCCGACCTGCGCATGTCGAACCCCCGGCAGGCCATGCCCAGAGCGGAGGCTGTGTATGCGCAGCGCTGCGAGGGGCAGACAGCGCAGCCGGAGTGTGCGACCGCCGCGAAGGGCAGACGGCGCAGCCGGCTGACCTGAGCCGGGAGCAACACGCAGGCGGAGCTGGCTGGCCCGAGCCGCGGAGCATACACAGCCGGAGCGGCGGGCATGGCCGTGAGTGGCGCTCTCCGCGCAGGGCGGGGCGGGTCCGAGCCGTGCGCGCAACGGAGCGCAGGCGGATGGGCTGCGGTGCGGCCCTCGACGGGCAGCGGGTGGCTGTGGGGTGTGGGATCTCTCGTCAATAAAAACTAGGCGGAACCGCTTGCGCGACCCCGCCTTACAAAGCCCGAGGGCTTTTCTGTGGCAAATGAAAACCGGGGCAGAAACGCTTTCGCACTCCCGCCCCGTAAAAACCTCCGAGGAGGTTTTGCTGTATGCGAGTCAGTCTATCAGACCGAGGCCGCGTGTCAAGCGCTCGGCGAAGGTGAGCGAGGAAACTGCCGGGTTCTCGCTCGGGAGGCAGGCGCCCTCGCCGTGAAGGTAGCCGAACAGGTCGGCCAGCGCGCGCTCGCGGTCGGTGCGCACGGTGCCCTCGGGGACGGTCCGGTCGTAGAGGTACAGCAGCGTGCACATCTGGGCCATGCGCGGGCTCCTGAGCCGCTTTGCGCGCAAGCGCTTCGGGACGCCGCACGAGGCGAGCGCCCTCGTGACGGCGTCGGGCGCTCGCCAGCGGCGCGACGGGCGCTCGGAGAGGTCGTTGACTGCGCATGAGCCGTGCGCGGAAGCGTTGCGGATCGACTTTACCCACTTGAGGTGGTAATGGAGGTCCGAGAGCTCCGCGTCGCCCCAGCGGTCGGCGCAGAACCTCAGGACGCCGAGGAAGGCGCCGAACGAGACGACCTCGCAGAACGCCCAGAGCGGCATGTCGTGCCGGTACTTGCGCACGACATCGCCGGCATAGGGATCGTCCTCGCGGCGGTCGAGCTCGCGCTCCAGATGGGATCTCTGCCTGTCCGTGACGGATGCCATGTAGCCGCGCATGACGGCGTAGCCGTCTTCGCCGGCGTCTTCGGCTGCGGCGAGCAGGCGCACCTTGGCGAAGTGCTCCAGGTCGAGCGCCATGGGGAGCAGGGTGTCGCGCAGCTTGCGGTCGAGGTTCGACAGGACGCGGAGATGCCCGAAGTCGAGGCCGACGTACTGCCCGTCGCGGTCGCCGCCGACGTGGCGGTCGAAGTTGCGGCGGTAGGCGTAGACGCGGAAGAACTGGCACTTGGTGCGCAGGTGGGCTGCGGCCTCTGCCTCGGAGACGAGGTCGAAGGTTATGCCCTTCGCTTTCATGTGGGCTATCTGCTGGTCGACGTTGAGCATCGGCTTGGGGTGCGCCTCGGCTGCGCCGATGTTTGCGTTGTCGTCTTGGATCTGGGTCGTTTGGGCTTCGTTGTCCACTGGGGCCTCCGTTCCATTACCGGCCCATTCTACCAGCGCGTTGGGAACCCGGGTATGCCGGGCGGTTTGCGACCGCATTTTAACGTGGGCGCGTGAGCCCCTGCCTGCTTGCGCCCGCGCAGGTCGGGGCGGGTGACGCGCGGGCGGGAAGGCGGGGTTTTGATGGCGAGGACGTACGGGTACGCGCGGGTGTCGACGCGGGAGCAGAACCTGGATCGGCAGATGGACGCGCTGCGGGAGTTCGGGGTGGCCCGGGAGGATATCTTCGCGGACAAGGCGTCGGGAAAGGACTTCGAGCGGCCGCAGTGGATCGCCATGAAGGAGGCGCTCGAGCAGGGCGACGTGCTCGTGGTGAAGTCGATCGACAGGTTCGGGCGCAGCTACGAGGAGATCATCGAGCAGTGGCGCGACATCACCAAGGTGCGCGGGGCTGCCGTGGTGGTGCTCGACATGCCGCTTCTGGACACGCGACGCGAGCGCGACGGGATCACGGGCGTGCTGATCGGGGACATCGTGCTGCAGCTGCTCTCCTACGTGGCGCAGGTGGAGCGCGAGAGCATCCACCAGCGGCAGGCCGAGGGGATCGCGGCGGCGAAGGCGCGCGGGGTCAAATTCGGACGACCGAAGAAGAGAAGGCCCGGGACGTACAAATCCACGCGGAAGGCGTACCTGGACGGACATATCACCAGGTCGGAGGCGGCATCGCGCCTCAAGGTGTCGATCTCGACGTTCGACAAGTGGCTACGGGAGGACCGGGCGAAAGGGGCGTCGGAGTAG